GGGGCGTTCGTGCCGTAGGCACTATCTTAGAAACGTAGGAGGAAACATGGGTTACGTCAATCAAGCCTCATCTGATGGGGTAAATTATTTTATCTCAACAGTGTCGGACGGTGGCGATCCTGCTTCTGATCCTATACCTAGATCTGGCTCTCAACAGTTTAACTCTAAAGAGCTGATCCGGTCGGGCAACAATGCGCCGTGGGCTAAAGGTGGTATAGTATATACCCCAATGGTCACTTTGGTCCGTTATCGTGCGATAATCTCGTACGTTTACGTCCCTCGACGTCGCTATCGTTGGTCGGTCGCTAAGAATGGCAGATACTACAAGGAGTATTATACGATACAAGTTAAGAAGAATATCTGGGGCTATAAGTTTCGCGAGAAAAGGTGGATCGAACGATCCAAAAATCCTGATTCTCAGATTCTTATCCCCAACGCTCTTAACTTCTACAACTGTTCGATTAGCAATAATTCGACTCTAGTCGTAGACCTTGTTGGTCAATCCGGTAATTATAAATATACTGGAAAGACTTCCGGACAAGGGATTATGCTCGGGAACTATTCAGCTTCCGGGCAAACCTTTGGTCATGATATTTCACAATATCGTACCTCAGATCCCTCGATCGGTGTTTGGGCGGCAAAAGTGCGCCCAGGCGTTATATCGCGCCTTTACGGTAATGCCATGTCTAATTACGCCAACGTTGCTAACATGTTAGCGGAGGCCGGAAAAACGACGGATATGGTTACCACATTATTGCAGTCTGGCATTAACATTGCTCGGACGGTTAAACGTCTCGACATTGCTCGTGCCAATGCAGTTATTAATGGGTACTTCTCCGACGCTCGCCGGCTAGCCCGTGAGATGTCTTCACTTTGGCTGGCATGGGTTTATGGTGCTTCTCCCCTTATAGACGATATTAATACCATCGGCCATTTGGCGAAGCGCAATAACAAAGCCGTCATTAGATTCCGCGCACGGGCCTCTATGTCTACGACACAAGCCTACACAACGAATCCTGGCGGTGGTCCTGTCAGTGTTTCTAAGAATAACGAGGCATTTTTAAAGTGCCAAGTGCTAATGCGCGGTCAGCTTTCGATTCCTGAGTTATCTCAGTTATCTGGAGCTTCTACCCCGTTAGCTACGATATGGGAGTCCATCCCCTATTCGTTTATTCTAGATCAGCTATATCCGTTAGGAGATTACCTCTCTAATAGGATAGCATTTGACATGGGTGTTATGAGTTACCATGAGTCCTTATTTGAGCGAACGACCACTACGGTCACTTGCGATCATAAGGTTTCAAACTCAGGGTCTTTCTCATATGCCTGGTCAGGTAACCGACAAGTTGCTACTGTAGATGCGGTAAGGTTTACTAGGGGTGTTTATCAACAACCTCCGGCTATGCCTAGGCCTTCATTCTCGATTAGCAATCTAACTTGGCGCCGAGTCTTAAATGATTTAGCGCTTATCCTTCAACGGACGTAAGTCCTTATCTATGGAGTAAGCTATGCCAGCTTTCGCCGTCCTCAGCTTGAAAAATCAAGCTGGAACAGAGGTTAATTATAGCCCCGCAGACATCGACCCATCAACTTCGGTAGCTCGGTATCTTGGCGCGGGAGCATCTTTCGATGCTCGCAACCAAGTTACTATATCGACTTCGTACCCGAAAGGGACTTCTACGAAGGTTAAGATTAAAGGGAAGATTGTCGTTCCAATTATGGATGCTCTCGATTCTACTAAGAAGGTAGACGAGAACATAGCACAGTTCGAGTTTTCGCTCAGTAAATCGAGCCCATTACTCGTTCGGCAGGACATCCGCGCCGCGTTAGCCGATTTCTTGACTGACAACGTTACGGTTACTGCTATTGAGAACTTTGAAAGTGTATACTAACCAAGCCATAGCAATTATTGCTATTACTTTCGTTTGTATTATTTCTCTACTTCTCGTGCTTGATCATATATACGTTTAACGTGTATATATTTTCACCTTTTGGAGCAACATATGAACCGAGTTCATCTTAACGATCACCGAGTGATTAAGTCTTTCCTCTCTGCCTTAGACTGCAGCCGGTCTCTTACAGTTTATCTATTGTATAAGTCCGGTGAGTTCGATCAGCTCTCATCATTGAAGTTTAATCCCTTGGATTATAACTCTCATTATGAGGCTAGGTCGGCTCTCGCAGCTACGGAGTTTCTCTCAAAGTTTAGAGCATTCCCGTCTGTCGTTGACACTAAAAAAGTCGCGATAGACAAGATGCTACTTTGTGAAGAGACTTGTCGGCAAACCAATGAACGGTTCTCTTCGATGGATTTTGATCCCATCGACTCTGCACGGTTATTCGCCATGCAGAGAAAAATCGAGGCTGTCCTTGGTACGCTTAACATTGAGGAAATAGTTGATGTCAGTGGATGGGGACCAGGTGTTACTCTCACAAATCGTGGGAGGAACGCCACACCTTTCAACAAATTTCAATCTAAGATTGAGGTGACATATCCATTGCAGAAAGTTGTCCAACCTATCTGGAGTATGATGTACCCCTCCTGGGTACCTAATTTCCAGACTTTCGAGGGCAACCGGATAACTACAGTCCCAAAGAATAATCGAACTGATCGTCCAATCGCTATCGAACCCTCCTTAAACCTTTGGTTTCAGAAAGGCGTGGGTAGCTGCATTAGACGTCGATTACTTCGATGGGGTGTTGATCTTACTGATCAAAGTGTTAACCAAAAGTTAGCCTTACAGGGTGCAGTGTCAGGGGATTTAGCCACTATCGACTTTTCGTCGGCTAGTGATACTATTTCTAGTGGGCTGATTCTATCAGTCCTGCCTTTCAACTGGTTCTGTCTGCTTGATACTTTAAGATCGCCTCGAGGTTTTATCGATGGTTCTCTAATCGAATATGAAAAGTTTTCCTCTATGGGAAATGGATTCACGTTCGAACTAGAGTCCCTTATCTTCTGGGCAGCAGCTTTAGCCGTTTGTCCAGAAGAGCATCCTCTCCGCTCTAGCATTAACGTCTATGGGGACGATTTGATCGTCCCTACAGACATTGTGCCGGATGTAGTGCAATTCTTCAGTCGTATTGGCTTCACAGCTAACACTAAGAAGTCACACTTCTCGGGTTATTATCGAGAAAGTTGTGGAAAACACTACTGGTCGGGTGTCGATATAACTCCTGTCTACATTCGCGATTCACTTAAAACACCAGAGAACTATTACTCATTGCATAATCAAATACGATTATGCGCTGAGCGATGGGGTTATGGTGTCTGGAGCTGCATGCGTTTTAAACACGTTTGCGACTCGCTCATTTCACTTTGCGGACATTTGCGTAAGCAAGTATACCGCGTTCCTGTCAATTTCGGCGATGGTGGATTTATATCTAGCTTCGATGCCGCGTGCCCTCCTCGGGCTCGTCGGTACCAACGCGGATATAATATCTTCATCTCGTCTTTTAGGGAGCGTGAACGAGTTAGTGAAGGACACGAAGTCTTGCTAACAAGGCTTTGGCGTAGATCGGAAACCCTTCAGTATGGAAATACTGAACCGGTACCGAGGCTCGGAAAATTCACCCGTCAAAAGGTGTTTTGCCCGATTTGGATAGACCCTAGACCGTGGCAGGTTTAACCGCCTAATCTTAGTCTACTGTGAACC